AAGAGAGCGGCAAGGCGAAATTGGGGGGCCGGGAGGGGGGGGTACCTGTTGGGGAAGCGGATGTGGTAAAATAAGGGGGAAATGAAAAGCACCGGGGCAGCGGAAGCGTTCCGGATGAAAACAGGAGTTCAGATGGCAGATTGGAATGAGATGGAAGCCCAGTACCTGGCAGGCGGGGTCAGCTACCGGATGCTGGCAGAAAAATACGGAGTTGATGTGAGCACCGTCAAGCGCCGGGGAAAAAAGGGAAACTGGGTCGGCAAGCGGGAGGAATACGGCGAGGGCGTCCGGGCGGAGCTGCTGGAACAGGACCGCGCTGCCCGGGTGGATCGGTTTGCAAGGCTCAACACCGTGGCGGACGGACTGCTGCTGCGGGTGGAGGAGCTGGGCAGCGGGGCGGACATTACCCCCGCCGCGCTGAAGACCCTGACCGAGGCACTGAAAAACATCCGGGATGCCCAGATGCTCCGGGGCAGGCTGGATGCGGCGGAGCAGGAAATGCGCATCGAGAAGCTGCGCAAGGAAATGAGCAAAGGGGAGCATGAGGGACAGGTGATCAAAGTGGTGCTGGAGGGAACGGAGGCCTTTTGTAATTAGAAATTGCAAAAGGGGGGCTTTTGGGATGTTCGATGTGAATCGGTGCGGTTATAAATGCGACTGCGGAGGTGGAGATTGCCACGGGCATAGATGCCCTCGCAATGACAATGGGGGGAGGGGTTTTGACGGGAGTCATCGAAAGAGAGCGGCAAGGTGGAAACCGGAATGCAATCATTCCAAATTACGAATTTCCAATTACGGATTCCGAAAGGGGTGAATGGGATCGAAAAGACCTTACAGATGCCAAGGCCCAACGCCAAGCAGGAGCTGGCGCTGCGGGAAAAGCACCGGTATGTGGCCTACGGCGGCGCCCGGGGCGGCGGCAAAAGCTGGTTCGTCCGGTGGAAGGCGGTGCTGCTGTGCCTGGCCCATCAGGGGATCAAGGTGCTGATCACCCGAAAGACCTACCGGGAACTGCTGAACAACCACATCGCACCGCTGACGTCGCTGCTTTCCGGCATCGCTGCCTACAACAAAAGCGACAAGTGCTTTACCTTTCCCAACGGCTCCACCATCTGGTTCGGCTACTGCGCGGCGGACGCAGACCTGGACCAGTACCAGGGCGCGGAATATGACGTGTGGTTTGCCGACGAGGCGGGGCAGTTTCAGGAAAAATGGCTGAAGACCATCGATGCCTGCGTCCGCGGTGCCAACGGCTATCCCAAGCGCACCTACTACACACTGAATCCCGGTGGGCCGGGACATGGATATTTCAAGCGGATCTTCATCGACCGGCGCTTCGAGGAAAACGAGCATCCGGAGGATTATGCCTTTATCCAGGCCCTGGTGACGAACAACAAGGCGCTTCTGGAGCATCAGCCCGATTACATCCGCGCCCTGGAAAAGCTGCCACCCAAGCTGCGGCAGGCCTGGCTCTTCGGCCGCTGGGACATTTTCGAGGGGCAGTTCTTCGAGGACTTTTTTGACCGGCCGGAGCATTACCGGGACCGGCGGTATACCCATGTCATCGACCCCTTTCCCGTGCCGAAGGAGTGGAAGCTCTACCGCAGCTTCGACTGGGGATACAACAAGCCCTTTTCCTGCGGCTGGTGGGCGGTGGACGGCGACGGGGTGGTGTACCGCATTTTAGAGCTTTACGGCTGCACGGGAAACCCCAACGAGGGAGTCCGGTGGACACCCAACCAGGTGTTCTCCCAGATCCACAGGATCGAGACCGAGCATCCCTGGCTGGCCGGCAGGCATATCACAGGGATCGCGGACCCTGCCATCTGGGACGCGGAGACCGGCGAGAGCATCGCAGAGGCGGCTTCCAGGCAGCAGGTGTATTTTTCCCCTGCCGACAACAAGCGCATCCCCGGCTGGATGCAGGTCCACTACCGGCTGGCTTTCGACGAGAACGGGTTTCCCAGAATGTATGTGTTTTCCACCTGCAAGGCCTTTATCCGCACCCTGCCCCTGCTGCAGTACGATGCCCGGAAGGTTGAGGACCTGGACACCGAGGGGGAGGACCATGTGGCCGACGAGACCCGCTATTTTTGCATGGCGCGTCCGGTGAAGCCGGCGGCGGGCCGGGAAAAGCAGCCATCGGCGCTGCCGCTGCTGGATATTCAAAATTTGAATTCGGCCATCAGGCGGCCGGGAATGGAGATCATGGAAGATGGAACATAAGAAAACGCCCATCGGCAGACAGGAGCTGCTGCAGGCACAGGAGACCCTCAACCGCTACCGGCAGGGCAAGGCCAATCTGGAACAGCGGATCGTGGAGAACGAGCAGTGGTACAAGCTGCGCCACTGGGAATGTATGCGCAAAAAGGAAAACCAGGTGGAGCCGGTGTCCGGCTGGCTGTTTAACGCCATCGCCAACAAGCACGCCGACGCCATGGACAATATCCCGGCGGTCAGCATCCTGCCCCGGGAGGAAGCGGACCGGGCAGAGGCCCGGATGCTGGGCTGCGTGATCCCGGCGGTGCTGGAAAACTGCGAGTTCGAGGAGGTGTACCACCGGATCTGGGATCACAAGCTGAAAAGCGGCACCGGCGTATACGGCGTGTTCTGGGACAAAAAGCAGTGCGGCGGGCTGGGAGATATCGTGATCAAACGGGTGGATGTGCTGAACCTGTTTTGGGAAAGCGGCATCACGGACATTCAGGAATCCCGGAATGTATTTCACGTGCAGCTGCTGCCCGATGACGTGCTGGAAGAGACCTATCCCCAACTGGCGGGAAAGCTGGGTGGCCAGATGGCAGAGGTGAAAAGCTACATTTACGACGATACCGTGGACATCACCGGCAAGAGCGCCGTGGTGGACTGGTATTACAAAAAGGGCGGCAAGCTCCACTACTGCAAATTCTGCGCCGGTGAGGTGCTGTTCGCAACGGAGAACGAGGGCAGCCGGGGCTGGTACGACCACGGACTGTATCCCTTCGTTTTCGACCCGCTGTTTCGCAGCGAGGGAACGCCCTGCGGCTTCGGCTATATCGACGTGGGAAAGTCCGCCCAGGCTTACATCGACCGGGGCAACCAGGCCATTTTGCAGAATATGCTGGCCAACACCCGCCCCCGGCATTTTATCCGCAACGACGGCAGCGTGAATGAGGCCGAATATGCCGATATGACCCGGGATTTCGTCCATGTGGACGGCGCCCTGGGCGCTGCCAGCATCCAGCCCATCGAGGGCAAGCCCCTCAGCGGTATTTATGTGGAGGTCATCAATCAGAAGGTGGACGAGCTGAAGGAGGTCACGGGCAACCGGGACATTTCCACCGGCGGCACAGCTTCCGGCGTGACGGCGGCATCGGCCATCGCGGCCATGCAGGAGGCGGGCAGCAAGCTGTCGCGGGACCACAACAAGGCCTCCTACCGGGCCTTCCGGAAGGTGGTGCTGATGGTCATTGAGCTGATGCGGCAGTTTTACGACCTGCCCCGGATCTTCCGCATCACAGGCGACAATGGCGCGGAGCAGTTTGTGCGCTTTTCCAACGAACGGCTGCGGCCCGATCCCGCGGAGACGGCTCTGGGCGTGGAGCTGGGGTGCCGGGTGCCGGTGTTTGATGTGGCGGTGCATACGGCCAGAAAGAGTCCCTACTCCCGCATGAGCCAGAATGAGATGGCGCTGCAGTTTTACGGGGCGGGATTTTTTGAGCCGTCCCGGGCACGGCAGAGTCTGAGCTGTCTGGATATGATGGATTTTGACGGCAAGGAGATCCTGATGGAGCGGATCGCCGCGGCAGGTGCCCAATTTGAGGCGATGCAGCGGATGATGATGGCAGGCGGTATGGCCGGCGGGGCGGCGGGGCAGCGGGCAAAGGCTGCGGCGCCCGATATGCGCGCAAACCTTGGGAGCGGCGAAAAGGGAGAGTCCCCTGTGACCAGGAAGGCGCGGCAGCGGGTGGCGGAGGCCACGGCACCGACCTGACGCCCGGAATTCATAATTCAGAATTCAAAATTACAAATTGATGTTTATCTTTTAGTTACGCACCGCACCCAAAGCCTCCCTTGTGCAAAGGGAGGTGGGCCGCCTTATGGCGGCTCGGAGGGATTGTGCAGTAAAGTTTTACGAATTTGCATTG